CCAGGTTGGCACCCTGATTGATGTTCAGGTTCTTCGTCGCCTGGGCTAGGCGTGCATATGTCCTGGTGGTCAAGTCGAACTCGGTACGCGAATTCAACGCCTGCTCACGTAGTCGTTGGGTAAGCGTAGACAACTCCTCTTGGCTGCTGGTCACCTGCTTCAAGCGGTTACTGACGTTGATCGCAGCGTCGGAGTACTCGACGAATCCGCTGATGGCCGACCGCAAGCCCAGGAGGACGCCCACGGCGCTGAAGTGGCCACCGAGGCCGAAGGTCGCGTCCTGCTTAGCGTCACGAATCTTGGTGCGATGCGCCTGCTCGGCGCGGCGCCGCGCGCGGGCCTGCTCGATTTCGAGCTTCGTCACCATGCGAGCAGCGGCCATCTGCGCTCGGGCGGCGTCATGAGCCGCCTTGGTCTCGCTCCGGCGCAGCTTGGAGATTTCCTGCGCTGCATAACGGGCAGCGTCGACGCGGCCCTTCTCCATCAGGCGCGTGCTGTTCATGGCAACCTTGGTCTGCCACTTCATCTGATCCATCGCTGCCCGGAATGAATTCTGGACCAGCCTGGCTGCCTTCTCGCCTTCCTTACCGATCTCCAGCAAGTTGCGTTTGATGCTGATGGTACCGTCGGCTTCGACGTTGATGACTAGGCGTTCGTTCACAGCTTACACCACAGGCGACTTGGAGTGGACGAGGAACCTCGTCGTCTCCTTGGCGCTCCTTCGCAGGTTCACACGTGCGTATCCAAGGATGCTTGCTGATTTGGCGCGACGAATACCAATGAGCATCGCAGTCTGAACGAATCCTTCAGGTGCTTGCGATGAGTCGCCATCGTTGAGCAGACCGATGTAGTCGAGGTTGTTCGCGATATACACGGGACGTCCGCGCGTGTTCGCTTCGATGAGGGTCTTGTTGATTTCGACCTGCGTACGTCCCGTGGGATCGAACGGTCCGTCGTAGTCAACCAACGTGCTCGGCGAGTTGATGCTGGCGACCCAGTTGTTGCGCGCTCGACCGCTGTGACCCGTCTCCAGATGAGAGACGGGTGTTGCCTCGATGAGATGCTGTTGCACCGCATCGGCTACGTCGTTCGCGAGCTGGCGGGCACCCGCCTCGATGGCGTCCCCCAGGTCCTTCATGCGTTGCGCGAATCCTCGGGGGTCGGGGCGGGTCATGTCACTTCTTCTTTGCTCGGTGCTCCAGCACGACGGCGTCGAGATGTTTCACATAGTATACGAGATCTGCTTCTTGACGGCGACTCAATTGATGTGCTCGCGCCCACATATGGCACGCCGTCCAGAGTATTCTCCCGTCGCCCATTCCTGCCCTGTCGCCGTTCAGATCCCAGTAGGCCTCCATGTACATGTCGGTCCACTCGGGTGCTCGCGGCTTGTTCGCCAGGAATTCCGGCAGAGGCACACCGATACCGAAGTCCCCGCGCGCCCATTGTTCCAGCACTGTCCGCTCATGGTCCCCGTGTTGCAGCTGATACAACACGACCGCGGCTAGTTTTTTGCTACGCTCTCCCGCACGCGAGACTGGTACAGCTCGCGCGTCTCGGCGTCCCTCTTGATCTGAAGGAACAGCTCGTAGCGCTTCGTCCAGATCGCGATCAGGTTCTGTTCGTTGAACTCGACGACTTCACCCTTGGCATCGCGACCGAAGCCGGTCAGCAACGCGCCGTTCTCTCGGAACTGCCAGTTCTTTACGACCGAGCGAGCGAACACGCGGAACAGAAGCTGGCGGGACTCGGCTTCTGACAGGCCGCCCATCTCCAAAGCTGCCTGCACCGGTTTGCTCTCGCGCTCGAAGACCTTGCGATACAGGTCGTTGCTGCCGCCAACACGCGCGATGGTGACGACGAACTTGCCGTAGTTGACGGGGATGCCGCGCACCTCCGAGTCTTCGTCCATGTCGAACGAAGAGTAGAGGTCATCGACGGTCGTGTTGCTGTTCTCTTGGGTCATGATATCTCCAAATTGGTGCGCAGCCCCTCGGGTGGACCTCCGGGGCTGCGGCTTGAATCTTAGGTCAGAGTCTGTGCCACGAGCGGCACGAAGTCAAAGAAGCACATGCAGAGCGTGTGGTCCAGCGTGTCGTCGACTTCCTGACCGCTTGCAGCTTGGATGCTGAACGGGATGGTGATGGGCTCGTCCTTCTCGACGTTGGCGCGACCGTCGCCGAGGCAGACCAACGGCATGTCCCAAGCCAGAGCAGTCGTGTCCTGTACCTGGATCATGTCGAGCGTCGCATCAGCGTTGTTGCGCACCGACAAGCAGGAAGCGATGTCGACGAACAAGAACGAGCTGTCGGCCGTGACTTCGAAGTCACCTGCAACCAACTCGAAGTAGCCAAGCGTTCCGATGACCGCGATACCCTTGACGTTGTTCTTGATCGCCATGTCGAGGCTGAGGCAGGAGCCAGCCAACGGCACCGGCGCAACGTTCGTGCTGCTGACCGTGGACAGCTTGACACGCCGCACCGACGAGCTGGTGTTGAACGCCTTCTTCTCCTGCAGCGCTGGACGGTTGCCTGCTTTCACGCCCTGCACGCCCGTGCGGTACTCGACGTCGCATGCAACGAGCGCCAGGTCGCACATCAGCTTGTCCTGCGGCTTGTACCGGAACGTCAGCTCGTTGCCGACAGCGCCGATGACGTACTGACTCTGCACCTGCGCAGGAATCGCAGCGTCGGGAGCGCCGAGCAGCATCTCGAGCTGCACGCTCTGGCGGATGATGAGCGGTTGCTGCTCGTTCTTCAGGATACGCCCGAAGAAGATCTGGATGGTCTTCGCGGTGCCCACGTCCGCGACCAACGCAGCCTGACTCTTGTCGACGGTCAAGTCGAGTGCGGACACAGAGCGCACACGCTTCCAACCGTTGTCGGTAGCAGTGGCGAACTGCGTAACGGCTGTATCACCACCAACGTAGATCCACTCGCCCGCGACGTACCCCTCGGTGATCCAGCTACCAGATGCGCGTCGGTAGAGCGGAAGCGCACCCGTCGTCACTACGCTGATGGCGGTCGCAGCGTACTAGTTCCCGACCTTGACGAGCGTGGCGCCTGCGGGCGGAGTCTCGGCGACCAGCGTCTCGGCCACGGTCAGCGTGTTGGCGACCGAGGTCGTCACCAGCTTCAGGCCGTTGTTGGCGAGCACCTTGCTTCCGCCTGCGAAGAGCACCAAGCTATTCACCGCGAACGGCGTACCGACACCGGTGCCCGTGAACGTCCCCGTGCCTGCACCTGCGGTGACGGCGGTGATCTCACCGAGGCCACCGAACTCGCCTCGCGTGCGGTACGCGGCGTAGAAGAAGCTCGGCAGAACTTCCTTCAGCGATGGGAACACGTAGTCGCAGTTCCATCCGCCTGCTGCGCTCAGAGCTACTGTCACCCCCTTTGCTTGCTGGCGGTCGTCGCGAATGGGGGTTCGAGCCAGGTTGCGAACTTCACCGCCGAAGTCCGAGAAGGAGTTGGGATCCGCCGGTACCCAGTTGGGGCTCCCCGGCAGGACCTTGAGTGTAGCCTCGCGTGCAACACGGAGGCCCGTGACGTTGGAGAGTTGGATATCGGGTGCGGCCATGAGGTCCTCAGTGTATCAGGGGTTTTCGAGCGTGTCGTACTGAAAGATAGCTGATACGTTGGTCTGATACCAGTGTTCGCTGATACCCTGCTCGGATTTGGTCACACGCCGGAACCATACACCCCCTGGTGTCGTGGTGGCCCTGAAGGCCTGAAGCATTGGCGTAGGCAGAGTGAGAAGAGCCAGGCCTTTGCCGGACGGCTCGAACAACTGAACGATGATGATCCCCTCGTTCTCGTACAGCTGGTCCCGGGCTTGGATCGTTCGCTGCTCAGCCTCGACGTGTCGCAGCATTACCCGAGCCCAGGGGAGGCTCGCCGCCGGCTTGGTCTCGGGACGGTTGGGGAAGTTGATCACCGTGACGAGGCTCGTCAGGGCGGCGTTGATGACCGTGAAGATCTCGCGCACCGCGGTCTCGGGCGTGGTGGTCATCGTTCAACTCCGACGAAGTGGAGCAGCGTGCGTGTGCCG